GTTTACATTAAAAGTATTAAAAGTTGCGTTTGTTGTACCTGTTATTTTTCCAACGTCAAAAGGTGAAACTTCCCTTGTATTTGCTTTTATATAAGTCATATTATTTATCCTCTATTCTCGGGAGCCATTCAGCTACTTCATCGTGTAAAACAACTTGACTCACATCTTTTGTTTTAATTGGGTGCTGTCCTTTAAAAACTGAAAGTTTATCAATTACAGCAGACTGAAGTTCGAATATTTGTTCTCTTAAAAGTTGCATTTGAATTTGAGAATCTCTAAGCCTACCGATCAAGGCAGCTCTATCAGCATTTGCTGATGAAAGCTTGTCTTTGAGTTCTTCTACTTCTGACGGGTCTCTTCCTGCAGCGATTGAGAGCATCGAAGATATTGCGCCGGTAATCATACCAATCATACCTACGATGATATCACGATTGTCCTGTTGTAAAGGAATGAAAGCTAGGAACATTATTAAACATATAACAAGAACCATAAAAACGACACTAAACCACCAACCTCTTTTTGCCTTTTCAGTTTGAGTAAACTGCTTTTGTGTTTTTTCTTCTTTATTTGACATAATGTTTTTCCTCTTTATATTTATAAAAAACGTTTTTAAATAAATAGGACTAATGCATGACATATTTAAAAAATAAAATTAGTAATCAAGATTCAGAAGTTACAATATTAGACTCGGGTTCAGATGGTAATATTAATTTTACTACTGATAATTCTTCTCGATGGGATATTACTGCATCAGGACATATAATTCCTTCGTCTAACGCAACTTACGATATCGGTGAAGCAGAAAATAAAGTTAGACATTTATATCTAAGTAACAACAGTATCAAGTTTGACGGAGGAGATGTTGGCATCGATGGCGACGGAGATGTTACTTTTGCAAAGTCAGGTGAAGCTGCTAATAAGTTGGCGACGCAGTCGTATGTAACAGCAAATGCAGGTGGTGGTGGATATACTTATAGTGCTATAATAGCTGATCCTGCTAGTGCACAAACAGGTTATCATTATTCTTGTACGGGAACTTTTACTATTACATTACCAACGAGCGGGGTAAGTGCTGGGGAAGAGATTCGAATTAAGAATATGGGTGTAGGAACAATTACAATCGATCCGCAAACTCAAAATATCGATGGATTAAATAACGTATATGTCCTCGACGTTCAGTACTCGGCTATTACTCTTGTTTCAACTGGAACAGATTGGGAGATTATCTAGTGAGTCATAATAAATATACAGTAAACACATCTGAACCAAATCGAAATAGTCAGTTAACTATTAATATAAATGACATAAATGATGTTAGTTTGTCATCAGCAGTAGCGAATCAAATCCTTACCTATGACGGTACAAATTGGTACAACTCAGCTGTTCCGAGTGGTTTAATTTTTGCAGGTGAAGGTGATAGCCAGAATTATAATACCTCATCAGCGAGTGGAGTATCAGTATCTGACAATATCGAGTTTTATGCTTCAAACCCGACTAATAGTCTAGGTGCAACAATTACAAGTGCATCAGGCTGGATTAGCTCAATAACACTAACACCAGGAACATATAAGTTACAAGCTGTTGCTGGTTTAGAACTTTCAGCTTCGAGTGGGCTTTTAGAGTACCGCTGGCATGATGGTACTAATTATCTTGGAGCGACTGGTAACTGCGGTTATACTGATGATCGAGTCGGAAATCCTTGCGTTGCTATTGTTTCGCCAACATCAAATACTACGTATACAGTTAAAATTACTACTTCTACAAGTATAACACCTGTTGTTAGTCAAGGCTCAAGGCATTCACAGAGAGGTTATATTCTTATAGAAAGGGTAGTTGGATGACACATCTTGTAGATAAGATAAATACAAACAAACAAAACATAAGCGGAAAAACTACTATTAATATAAATGACATAAATGATGTCACGATATCTAATTTACAAACAAATGATATGCTTAAATATTCAAACTCATCATTTAACAATAGTCCTTCTGACGTATTAAATCCGAAATCAAGTTATCCACTAACAAATGGATACTCTGTGTCAACAGCAACAGATTATCAAAACTATACATACTTTGAATCACCGTTTTATTTAGCATGTCGTCACAACTATTATACTGTTGCTATTATGGATTTCTTTAACGATTCAGACAATACAATTTTAAAACCTAATTTAAACTCTAATTCAGGATATATAACAGGCGTAAGTATTAAAGCTAATCAACCAACGCTTTTATTTTGCTATAGCGCATTATCTGAGGATTCTGATAGTACAGCGTACATCGACCTACAATGGCAAACTGTTACAGGAACACCTCTCGGACCAATTACTAGATTTATGAGATTAGAAAACAATAACAGGAATACTGTTATTGGATATATTAATTCTAGTGTAGATGTTGATGTAGGTTTAAAAAGATTAACAGGCAATTCATCATACGGATGGATGATGTCATCAAAATCAAGAGAAAATTTTATTATGATAGCAAAGAGAGTACTTTAAATGAAGTTTATTAATAAATGTGTACCTGATTTACAAGTCGGTATTTTAGCAGAATTTGACAATACAGGTTTAATTTCAAGAAGAGAAAATGGTCGAATCATCGGCGTTGTTTCAAAAGTTTATCAAACACAGGCATCTATAGATGATCCAACTTTAATAAATATTGCTGAAATAACAGTATCAGGTTGGGTTAACAATGTAATTTTAAGTGGTATTGCTTCCTGGAAAGGATGTGACTTATATGCAAATGGCGAGTATTTGAGCGCTACTCCTAATGGAGAAGTAATTGCTAAATTAATTCCAAAAGTATTCGGTGAAGATCAGTCTGACTTCACCGATGGCGAACTTGTAACAGTTCACATTAGATAGAATTGCTTCAAGCTTAATACTTATTAATATAAAATAAGGAAAAATCATGACTTATATAAGATCAAATTTTTATACAAACAGTATTACGACGAGTAATGATTATACAATTACTACTCAAAGAGGTGTAGGCGAAACGTTTATAGTAACTGCTAGTGCAAATATTAACATTAATCTTCCGTCAGCAGTAGCTTGTGGTAACGGTTATCAATATAATATTAAAAGTAATGCAGATGGATATACTATTACGCTTGTTCGAAGTGGATCAGAGTTAATTGACAACAAATCCTCAGTCAGCATTATAAATCGTTATGAGTCACTTACATTACAAAGCAATGGCGCAAATTGGTTTATTGTTTAGGAATGATTTATGAGTTTTAACAACAAAAAAGCTACACTTGGTACATACCTCGTTTACCTTGAAGCAAGCTCTGCAACTGTGTCTGTAAGTGACACTATAGGATATACACTTACGACAGGAACAAGCGGTCATGGTGTTACTGTGTCAAATGGTGTGATTAGTCTGCCTGCTGGCGAGTGGATTTGTTACGCATCAGTAGAACCCGATGATATTGATACGCGTATTGAGATAAAATGGTATGTAGACAATACATTAAACACTAATTTTCCAGGCATTGCACATAATGACTGGGATAGTAACATTGACGGGCAATATGGCTTTAACACAGATATGTATACAAGTGCTATTACACTAGAAGGTGGAGTTGACGTTGAATTAAGGGTAACAGATTCATATGCCCAAAGCACAGCAATAGGAAAATCAGATTTAGTTATTTACGGAGTAAGAACATGAGCTATCGAGTAAAAAGAGGAATGTTTGCCATAGGGATTATTAATTCTGGTCAAGATACAGGAGTAGGTGAATTAAATAAGTTAACTATTGACGAGGTTAGAACGAGTGCAGGTTCATTTCATACTACTAAAATGTTTATTGAAGATGGTTTAGCTTTTAGTGATCTTTACACTTATGACGCAGGTGGAGGATCTCCAAACTTAATGTCTAATGCAGGTCACTGCCCTTCTACTACAGGCGGTTTTGGTTTTGATACAGTTGACGGGTATTCAAATAGTATTTCTGGCGGTTCGGTAGGATGTGCTAAATATACAAACGATGAACTAGCTATTCACTATTATGAGTTTAATGATACGAATCACTCACTAAACAGCTCAATTTGCGTAGTGCTGTAGGAGCTAAAGATGACATATGCCCCTTTTTTAGCAAACCCTGACGTTAATAAGTCACAAAGCACACTTGGCGTTCCAGCCGATTTAAACGTAAACACACGAATCCCATGCACTAGCATTACACATTCAGGTATAACTAATTCAAACGGTCAACTTGTTATTAGTAGTGGTTTATCTGTATTACTTACGGCAAGTGCTTTTATAGATAAACGCCTAACGTATACAGGAGGTTATATGGTCTTTCAATGGTACGATGTAACAAACTCAGTTTGGCTTGGAAAGGATTGTCAACTCAGTACCTCAACTTGGAATGATAATACACATAGATATAAATCAGAATCTTTTGCGAGATGTGTACTAATCACAACTGCACAGACTACAGTTGAGCTTAGGATCAAATCTATTTTAAATTGTACAGCTATAAATGAAGAATACGATGGTTCTACAATATTTGGCAGACCAAGTCCATGGTATTCAATATTAAGTTTTTAGAAACTCAATTATTTGAGAAAGTAGTTCAATTACTTGGTTAAACAACGGGATAATCCAGCCGATATAATAATTCAAGTCAATACCTGTTAAAGAATAGAAAATACTATTGCTATGGAAATTATTCGCTGTTTTTATTAAAAATATAAAAATATAAATTAAAGAAATCCAAAAAACTTTTAAAGTTATCCACCATGCTAATTCTTTTAAGCTTTTATTTCTTAGTCTTGTTTTTATTTTTCTTGCACCACCGATTCTTTTTGCTTTTTCTCCATCTGGTGGAGGTTGTAATTGTGCTTCAATTAAACCAATTGCATAAATAGCTTCAGGCTCAGATACTCCTTTAAATCTGTATAGTCCTACTAGAGCTGAAAGTGCTTTTTTAGGTATATAATTGTTTCTATGACCAAATTTTTTATATTGCATATAAGCTTGTTGTGACATCAGTATTTGCTCTTCTCCACAAATACTCATAGTTCTTGCTGCAATATTTTTTCCAATTCCTTCAAGATTAATTCTTTTTCCACCTGCTCTAACCATATGTGCTTCTGACTTAACAATAAGCATTTTATCCCAGTGAATACCTACTCTACTTCTAAAAGGAAATTTTTTCTTTCTTAAGAACTTTTTATATTCAAAAGCAAATGCAATTGCATCAGAGACTGAAGGAAACATCATTAAATGCCCGTCAGATGCATCTATTAGTTGCCCGTTATGTCTTGCAATAAAATTCATAACAGCTTTGTCATGTGCACCAAACCATTTTGCAGCGCTATAAGAGCCGTTCTTTTGAACAAACTTTGTACTTCCAATAATATCTGTTAATACTATTGCAATATTTGCTTCTACAATATTATTATCGATTAAGTTTGCCATTTTTTACTTCACTTTATTTTATAATATAGATTATACTTTTGTTTTACAATATAATTATTTAAAAAATGAGTAAGATTACAAGGATTAAAGATTATGTTAGATAAAAACCCAATAAAAAGCAAGAAATTTTTAGCTTATTTAGTTTCTGATATTGGTTGGAAGATTATTATAATGTATATGCTTATGCATTTACAATCTAAACTGAGTGTTCAAGAATTAACATTACTTATGACTATTGTTATAACAAGTGGTGTAATACAGATTGGGTATATATTAGGACAGGTAGCATTAGATAAATACATCAGCGCAGCAGTTGAAATTTTAGACAACGACGAGAAAGATAAAAAACAAAATGTATCTGAGAACAAATAGATGTAGTATATTACTTTCATTAGAAGAATCAAATTTTATTAATGAGAATATTGACAAAAAAAATTTAACTAAAAAAAATGTCAAAAGCGCTGTAACTAGACTATACTATAATAGTAGTAAAAGGTATTTTAGTAGAAGACACATAAACGAAATTACAAAAAATCTCTATGAAGATCTTGTTTTAGAAGAAATTGGTAGAAATTTAAGAAGTGACGAAGATCAACAATCAATTTCTGATAGTGATATTCTTAACAGGAAAGGTATTGTAAATACAGAGATAGGTATTTGCACAAATTCTGGTGCTGATATTGTGACTCTTTACTTCAAGGATAAAGAAAATAAAATCTTATATTTTGATTCGCCAGACGCTGCTAGTAATTTTATAAAAATACTTAGATTTAAAAATTTGTAAATTAGTACTTTTGTTTATTAAGATTAATAAAACAATCTTAAAATATTAGGAAAATTAATTGAAAAATATAAATATAGAAAACTGGCATAAATACTTTCCTTATACTTCACCTAGAAGTCAGCAGTCTAATGTAATAAACAAAGTACTAAAAGAGTTTTCAGAAGGAAAAAAATACGCAATAGTAGATTGTGGTACTGGTGTAGGAAAGTCTGCAATTGGATTAACTATTGCTAGAAGTTTAATTGAATCTTCTGAATTTGAAGGCAAATTTGAAAACGGCGCTTACTTTTTAACAACACAAAAGATACTTCAAAAACAATACGAAGATGATTTTACTAAAAGTACAGGTCTTGTATCACTGTATTCTTCTTCAAATTATAAATGTTCAATAGATAAAAATAGTTCTTGCAAAGAAATACAAACTGGCATTAGATCAAAAAGCATGCCAAAAAAATATAATAGTTGCAGTTATGATTGTTGTTATAAAAAGCTAAAAAAAGATTTTATGGAAAAAAGTTTAGGAATAACAAACTTTAGTTATTTTTTAACAGAAAAGTCTTTTAGTCAAAAAATACCAAACAAAAGAGTTTTAATTATTGACGAAGCACATAATTTAGAAAACGAACTTTCTAGATTTGTTGAAATTTCTGTCTCTGAGTATTTTGCAGAAAAAATACTTAAAATGAAACCTGACAAGTCTTTAAAAACTCAATTTCAAACTTTTAATTGGATTAAAAATATTTACTACCCTCAAATATCTAAAAAAATAAAAAGTATATCGAGTCAAATGGAAAAGTTTGGATTAACTACTCAGAAACTAGAAGAGTTTTCTAAAATAACCAAAAGATTTGATATGCTTGTTTCTCATGAAAAGAAAATATTAAACTTTATATCCTTGTATGATAAAGATAATTGGGTTTTTGATATTGAAAAAACAAACGATAACTATAGAAAATTTGTTTTTAAGCCGATAGAAGTAGCTGAGTATGCAAACGAATATCTTTTGCAATATGCTGATTATGTCATATTTATGTCTGCAACTATACTTTCTCACGAAGGATTTTCTTTAACACTAGGATTACCTTACGAAAAAACTGTTTCCATAAAAGAAAGCTCTCCTTTCGACCCTAAAAAAAGTCCTATTGTTTATTCGCCAGCTGGCAGCATGTCAATGAAAAATATTGAAAGAACACTTCCAGCAATGACATCTATGATTAAAGAAATAATTAATAATCATAAAAAAGAAAAAGGTATTATACATACACATAACATAAGAATTGCTGAACATCTTAAAAAGCATTTAAGATCAAAAAGAATATTAGTTGCGTATGGAGAAAATAGAGATAAAATTCTTGAAAAGCATATAAGCTCAAAAGAGCCTACGATTCTTCTTTCTCCGTCTATGGCTGAAGGTGTCAACTTAAAAGGCGAACTTTCAAAATTTCAAATACTTTGCAAAATACCTTTTCCTTATTTAGGTGATAAAGTCGTTAATAAAAAAATAAACAAATGGAAGTGGTGGTATGATCTCCAGACCATAAGAACAGTAATACAAAGTGTTGGAAGAAGCATACGTTCCGAAGACGACGAAGCAATAACATATATACTTGATAGCGATTGGTCTAGGGTTTATTCTAAGAATAAAATACAAATGCCAAAAAACTTTATTGAAAGCTATATTGAAGTATAAGGAAAGCCATGAAAGACATAAACCTTACAGGTTCAGGATTTGTTATTTTTTTTGACAACAGAAGTTTAATTGTAAAAGACAAACCTAAAGAAATACTTTATTTTGTATTAGTAGACACAAAAGATAAAAATGATTTTCCTAAAGGTTCAATAGATCCTTATGAAGACTCTTTATCTTGCGCTGTAAGAGAAACAAGAGAAGAAACAAATCTTGTAATAAACAAAAACTATCAGCTATATAAAAACTTCAACAAGGTTTTTAGCAGAGGTTTGTCTATGTATATTGGAGAATATATACTAAAATGGTCAGATTTAGACAAAGATATTGACTTAAGCAGATTTGTTAAAATATTACCTAACGAAAAAACAGGAATTATAGAGCATAAAAGCTTTGGTTGGAAAACTTATGATGAATGTTATAACAATTTTCCTTCATATTTAAAAGAAGTTTTAAACTGGGCTAAATTAAACATCGAGTAAAGATTAGATATAATATTTCTATGAATAATAATAAACTTTTAAAAACGATAGTATTTCTTGATAGATTAAATTCTTCTTTTGAACGTGAAAAACTCAAGATAATAAGTAGTAATAGAGTACACAAGTCTAAATTTGTTTTTTTTAGATATATCACTTCAAACGAAGAATTTAGAAGTTTGCCTTACTGTGACATACTAATTAACTACTTAAAAAAGTCTGAAACGCTATATCCTGGTAGCTCTTTTTATCTTTCAAAATACATCGTTAATAAATTATTAAGAAATAAAAACATTTATAAAGATGTTGAAAAAATTGATAACAATATAGAAAATTTAAAAAAATATTTTTTGCAAAACTCAACAAAAAAAAGCTTTAGTCTTATAGAGAATGTATTAAGTTTTTCTGGGCCAAATGCTACATTAAGCTGTAGTCCTAGTAATATTAACACAATTACAGTTAAAAAAAGCAAAAATCCTTTATTTGATGTCAGTATACATAAAGAGTTTGCACCAATATATTTCAGTAAAAGCAAGTCTAAAACGCAAACGTACTTAACATCAGTTATCGATGCTTATATAGAAAGAGAGTCTGAAATTTTTTCTCTTATTGAGGAGTGCAAAAAGAATAAAGTTCCTTTAATGTTTTTTTGCAGAGGAATATCACACAATGCAGTCAATGCTTTAAAAAATATTATTTTAAGAAACAATATACACGTTCTTCCTTATATTATTAAGTTTGATAATAATGATCCTTTTAAACTAGAAGATATCGCTTCTGTTCTTGATTGTAAGCTTTTGAGTATAGAAACAGGAGACAATATTTATAAAGACCTTGTCGAAAAGTCTAGTATAAGTATGATAAAAGCTTTTTGGAATAAAATAGAAATAATGAATCCAAACTCTGATTTGTTAAATAAAAAAATAAATGAAAAACTATCTCAAAATAATGATTCAGAATTGAGAAACTATCTTTTTAAAAGAAAATCAAGAATAAATACTAATGTCGTAGAAATATTAATTCCTAAAAATGAAATAGAAATACTAGCAGAAATAAAATCACTAATAGTTGCTTTTAATAATATCGCCGTGTTTGGGCTTTTAAAGCAAAAAAACAATCTAATATTATCAAAAAAATGTGTTAATATAGCCGAATCATTAGGCGATAGTTTAATTTTTAATTTAAACTCAATTGGTTACGCAATTCTTAAAAACAAAAGAGCATAAAATGGAATACACAAAACACTTAATTGAATGCCAGTGTACACTTTCTATATTTAAAAATAAAACTAAACCTATTTATCACAAGATACCTGTTTTTTCAAAATTAGAAGGTGATAGTGTACAAGAAAAGTATGTTCTTTGCGAAAACTGCAGCATTATACATAAAGTTATAGAATTGTGTAAAAGTGAAATAAAATGGGGCAATGAAAACTTAGTTGCTTTAGTAAATACTATTGAAGATGTAAAATTTAATTTAAATGCTAACGGCTTTTCAAGCCTATCAGAAATATTAGAAAAAAATCAATGCCACGTTTCAGACTGGGAAATGGCTGAATTTTTTATTGAAACTAAAAAAAATGGTATTTTAGTATTAAACAAAAACGAAATTGATAATAATATTGTTATTAGCTTTTTAGAATTTAATGATGGAAAGTTTAAAATCAAGAAAGATATTGTTCAAAGGTACGTGTAATGCTAGATTCAAATAATCCTCGTGATATAGCTTCAATTGAAAAGTGTAGAAACATAGTATTAGAAATTAATAGATTTGGTGTTAATGATAGTGAAATTATTAAAATAATAGAATTGCTTTCACTTGAACTAGAAAAAACAGAAATCATGAGAGGAATTCATAACATTATTAAGCCTGAAAACAAAGCAGAAGAAATCAAAAAAGAATTTATTATTTAATTACAAAGGAGACAACATGTCAGAAGAACTACAACTAGAAACAACAGAAGATATTTCACTCGAAACAGTTAACGATCACTTTTCTCATCTTAAACTTTTAGTAGAATCAATCGAAGCAGATTCTCTAAAGGCAAGTAAAGGAAACAAAGCTGCAGGAGTAAGGCTAAGAAAAAGTCTTCGTCATATTAAAGGATTTACAGGAGATTTTGTAAAGTTTACTTTAAATAAAGACTAAATTTTTTCTAATTTTGTCAAGTACAGCTTTTTCTATTTGACAAACTCTCATTCTAGTAATGCCAAATAAGTCACCAACTTCTTGCAAGGTAAAATCTTCTTTGTTGTTGACTTTATTTAATATACAATTATTATCTTCTTCACCTAAGTCATGCCAGTACCTACAATTGTTATTTTTGCATGTCTTTTTATTTTTTTTGTGTGCATTAAAACATGTGATGTTTTTCATATTATTTGTTAACCTTTCTAAATAATTTAATATTTATTTTATTATAGATTTATTAGAAAGAATTTACTATAAGATGCAAAAAAAACAATTAAGAAAAACATTTATAGTTGATACTAGTGTTTTACTCTATGACAAGCATGCGCTGTTTAATATGAACGGAAATGATATAGTCATACCTATGGTTGTATTAGAAGAAATGGATCGTTTTAAAACTCGTGAAGGTTTGCTAGGTGAAAACGCAAGATTTTATAACAGATTTTTAGATGAAACTAGAGAAAAAGGAAGTCTAAATACAGGAGTTTTTATAGAAGATCATAATATAAACTTAAAAGTAAGCTCTTTGTCATCTTGGCAAGGACTTGAAGGTTTAGATAAAAACACTAACGACAATGTAATAATATCTAATGCAAACTACTTTGTTATTAATGAAAAAGAAAATAATAAAGTAATTGTTATAACAAAAGACATAAACCTTAGAGTTAAATGTGATGCAGTTGGAATAGAAGCAAACGACTATTATGCAGATTATGAGTTTGTTGAGGCTGATAATTTGTATCAAGGACATATTGAACTATTAGTAGACCCTGATGTTATTAACAGAGCTTATTCTGGTAATCATTTAAAAATAAAAGAGGATCTTATAGAAAAAGGATATGATCTAAACATTAGCGAAAACGAGTTTGTTATTCTTAAAGCTAATAACGGAAGTAATCAGTCTTGCTTGATGATGAGAAATACTAAGAATCTTGTTTTATTAGAAACAAAACAAGAACTTCAAAAACAAAGCGGAATAGAGCCAAAAAATAAAGAACAAATATTTGCGTTAGAGCTACTACTAAACGAAGAAATACCTTTAGTTACATTAACAGGAATACCTGGTAGTGGAAAAACTTATTTAGCACTAATGACTGCATTAAAGTTTATTGAAAAAAATACTAAAAAAAGAATTATTTTTACTCGCCCAATTCAGACTGTTGGAAAAGATATCGGTTTTCTTCCTGGCGACTTAAATGAAAAAATGTCGCCATGGCTTGCACCAATTGTTGATAATTTTAGAAATCAGTTTGGTGACTTGAGTTATTTTGAAATGATGATGGAAAAAGGACAGATAGATGTTGCACCTTTATCCCATATACGAGGCAGAAGCTTTAATGATTCTATAATTATTGTAGATGAAGCTCAAAATGCAACAGTTCATGAACTTAAAACTGTGATTACACGTACTGGAAGGAATTCTAAAGTAATACTCTTAGGAGATATTGAGCAGGTTGATTTGCCTTACGTTAATAAATTTTCAAATGGCTTAACAATTGTAACTGAAAAACTTAAAAGCGAACAACTTACAGGACATGTTAACTTTACAAAAGGTTACAGATCAGATCTTGCAAATGTAGTAGCTGCAAAACTTTAAGGAATAGAAATGGCTAAATTATTTGACGCAAACAGGTTAAGAAAAAACTATCCTTTAATTAGAGTGAAGCCAATATATAAACAACTTCTTTCAGGAGCTGAAATAGAAGGACTGGGTGTTAGAGTTGAAGTTGCTGTAGTAGATTTTGTATCATCGTCATCAGAAACTTATACTTTTACTGAAGTTTATACAGAAATTCCTGTAATTGCACTTACTCCTAAAGATGAAAATGTTAATGTTTTTATTACATCATTAACTACGACAGAAGTAGTTATTGAAAGTTCGAGCGAATTTACAGGTCAAGTCCACGTTCAAGTTTATGAGGATGATACATAAAATGTCAAATAGCTACGAATCAGGTAAAGTAACAATACCGAGTAATCAAGTTGAGTTTGTAGTTAGTCTTAGTGAGACTTACATTGAGTTGCCTGTTATTAAAATTACTAGCAACAAAAATATAAACATATTTATAAGCGATGTTACTACAACTAGCTTTAAAATTAATAAAAGCAATCCAGAGGAAGTAACAGTTCATTACATAGCAATAGAGAGATAAAAATGGCTAAAGACTTTTTAAGTAATCAAATCAGAGTTAATAAAATAATTGGTTCAAATAATACTTTAGGCCAACCAAAGCTAATAGTTTATCCTAATACAAAAGTGTTAGATGGCGCTGGCGGAATTAATCCTAATATGCTTTCTAACGTAGGCAGCGATGCTTTTTTATTTGTTAGTGGTGCTATAGGAGGAAAAGAACAGAGCTTAGATGACACAGTTTCAGTTTTTGGTGGTGACGTTGTAGTAAGTGGTACACTGTATGCTGAACGACAAGTAATTGAAGTAGATGAAGTATTACCAGGCTTTCTATACGTTTCAGGTAGCCTAGCTGTTACAGGAAGTTCTGTCTTTAATATCGATAAGTCTTCTGATTCTGATTTTATAGTTAAAACTATAGGAAAAGACAACGCAATTCGTGTTAATTCACTAAATGACACAATACAATTCATGTCAGGAGGATCACCAACTTCTCCTGATGAATCAACATATACAGATACAAACTTTTTTGTAAGCGGATCAATAGGATCTGCACATCAACCTCATGCAGGTCAAATTGGTAATGGTGATAGAGGAACAGGAGTATTTGGCGGAGACCTTGTAGTTAGCGGTAACATGTGGGTTAAAGGAGTCAATATTGGCGGAAATCAAATTTCTCTCAAGGGTTATCGAGAAAACGGCGAGTTTGATCCTTCAAGCACAGTTACTGGAGATAACTCAATAGCGTTAGGATTTGAAAACAATATTGAAAGTGACTTATCTTTTATTCTCGGTAGTAGAAACAATAAAATAGAAGGCGAAAACTATGTAAGAAATACAATAATGGGTTCTTACAATTCAGTAATATCTGGATCAAATTCTTCTATTATTATTGGAGGTTCTTCAAATCAAATAAGCGGATCTTTTCCAGCTTATTCTGCATTTTCATCCAATGTCAGTATTGAAGCAGCAGAAGTTCTTGCTCTTTATAGTGACAATTTATTTGCAAGCGGAACTGTTAACAATTCTGTTGTTATAGGAAATGATAACAGAATAGAAGGTAGCTTAGAAGATCGCTCGGATGAAGTATTTATATTAGGGCGAAAAAACGAAGTATATGAAACGTCAAGAAGCTTAATATTAAATTTTGCTGACTCTAGCAGGTTTAACCCTGCCAACACAAACAATCCCATACCAAATACATCCATCTCAGGCTCTAAAAATACATTACTGTTTTCAGCTGGTGCTGACTATGTTTCTGGCTCATATGATAACAAGTTGTTTTTAGAAAGCTCAAACGTAACAAAAACAAGTAACTCTTTTGTTAATGTAAAAAGCTCAGTCTTAGATGAAGTAGAAAACTCTTTTATATCATCGCAAAATGCTAATATCGAAAATGTCAAAAGTCTAGTTGCAATATCTGGAAAAAATAATACTATTAAAGACGATGATGTAACCTCTTTAGCTGACGAGCTAAACAGTAGAGCATTAAATGAATATATACCTGATACTGGCTTAAACGTTCTTCTAGGTAACGAGTACTCAGAAATTAGTGGTTCATACGTTAATATAATTGGAGGAGCTAAAAATAAAGTATCTGGGTCGTATTCGTCAATACTTGGATCAATATACTCTTCTATAACAGACTCTTCTGGGTCTGTAATTCTTGGTGGCTTAAACAATACAATTACAAATAATCAAAACTTTATTCTAGGTACTGACAATATAGCAAATGCTGAACGGTCCTTTATAATTGGTAAAAACTTAACAAGTAATAATGACGACGAGTTTATTATTGGTGAAGGAACAAGCTCAAACGCAAGCTTAATTCTGAGTGCATCAAAATTTGAATTTGGCGATTTGACTGTGGATAAAGTTTACGGTATTGATACAAACTTTTTTGTAAGCGGATCGATTGGTGCAAGAGAAAGATTTCTTCAAGGCAGCACTGTTGAAGAAGAATATTACGGTGTTGCAGTCTTTGGTGGAGATCTCCACGTTTCAGGAAACTTATCTGGTGGAAATTTCGATCTAGATAATGTCTTTTTTGACGGAGGCGATACAAAAGGACGCGCAAGATCTCTCGGTAATAATGATGCTCAAAATTTGTCTATTTTAACAGATGGAATACAAAGAGTCATAATAGAAGGAAACAGTGGAAGTCTAAACTTAGGCGGATTTGCTGATGTTGATCAGTATGAGAATGTTCAGCTTCATATAAGGACTGGATCAATTGGTAGTTATGAATTTGAAAGCTCAAAAGATAAAGTTGCAGCAAAAAACTATCCTTTCCTTATTTCTAGAAACGTTCAGCAAGTAATAAACGAACAAAATCCTTTTGTCAAAACAGAAGTAGGTCTTGCTTTTTCTTCATATCCTACTCTCGCTAATAACAGTTATGAAAGAGTTAATTCTGGCCTGGAAGAAGAACCAGGCGCTGCTATTACACATGAGGTAATAGGACGTCATTCTAAAGGTAATCTTTTATTTAAAACTAAGAAAGATGAAGGTCAACTTTCTCTTGGAGAAGCGCCTTCTTTAACAACAAAACTTAAAATAACAAATGAAGGTGAATTTCTTTTAGGTAATGATAATCCTCAAGGAAATTATATTGATTTAAGAGTTTCTGGAAGTCAATGGCCACTAATACAAGCTTCAGGCTCAGTTCCTAGTGGTAGAATTATTTCTATCGCAGAAAATAGAGATGATACAAAAGGAATAAATCAGAAAGATACAATTTTTCATGTTTACGGAATTCCAGGATCGAAAAGAAATCTTCCAAACAGTCGATTAGTTTCATCTTTTGGCGGAGATGCTGTAATAAGTGGAACTTTATACGTTGAAGCTGACGTCAATCCTAATGAACCGGGGATTGATTTACATGGTTCTCTTTTGATACTAGGTGATATTGATAGTAAAGATGCTGATTTAGCAATAAATGCTCAAAATGATATTGCATTAAATGCTGAAAATGATGTAACTGTTCAAAATGATCTTGTTGTAACAAACAATATAACTGGCTCAAACATTAAAGGCTCAGGTGTAGAAGTTTCTAATGTCAATATGTCTTCTGTTTGGGAAGACGAAGGAAATGGAATCTTAAAATTTTCAGGGGCTATTGATGGTAATACAGGTCTAACAGCAATTGATTTATCTTCTACACTCGGGCTTTTAAGCACAACCACTGGAAATCCAAAAATTGTTTATTATCCGACTACAAATACAAGGCTATATGATACTTATTATGAGATAAGAAAAAACAATTTAGGCCAAGTAGAAGCATGGAATACGGATACGAGTTCTTTTGTGACTAAGCCTATAGATACAGAAAGAGTTACAAGCCCTGAACATCTAGTTATATCTTTGAAATAGTTAAAAATAGTTAAATTAAAGGAAATTAAAATATGTCAATATTAGTACCAAAAGTACATCAAGATGGTTCACAAATAGGTATGCATGGAAGAGAATGGTCTAATGTTATATCTAATATTATGCATGTGTCTTCATCTTTTATAGATGGTGCAAACATACTCTCAGGAGCTCATGGTTTAGAAGTAGATCAAAGATTAATTGTTTTGTCGCCGTATCCAACTGCTGATGTACAGGCAAACTTAACAGGTGATGTAGTACCACTAAGAATCAATAACTTACTTGCTGCTTCTGCTGATTATAACATGGACGGAAACAAAATAACCAATCTAGGTCCACCTACAGTAGCTGGCGATGCTGCTAATAAAAGCTATGTTGATCAAGCAATTACAGGATTAAAATGGAAGCAAAGTGTAAAAGCCTCTTCTGTTGACAAAGCTTCACCTGCTATAATATATTGGAAAACCTTCGAAGATGCAACATGGTCAGGTGACTCTGTTTCAGGATATACACAGACTAGTTATGGTAATCCTGGGTGGGTATATAGCAATACAGCTGGCTCGCAAACACTCGAACTAAGAAGACCACGACAATCTAGAACAGAAGGTTCATATGGACTAAATGTAAACACTAGTAATTTAGTGTGGAATGACGGTACTTCTCAGCAAAATCACCCAATTAGTGAATATTTATTTGATGGTGTTAATACATTCAAGAACGGCGAAAGAGTTCTTGTTAACGTATTTCAAGATCCTTCAAGAAACGGTATTTATGAGTTTGTAATAACTGGTTCAAGCAATGAACCTGGATTTGAAAATGTAAAACCTACTCTTATAAGAACAAATGATTTTAACTTAACTGCAGAAGTTTCTTCTGCAGCAGTTTTTGTAGAAGAAGGTACACAAAATGCTGATACTGCATTTGTTTGTACAACAAACAATACCGACATTGAAAATGATATTATCGGTACTTACAACATAGACTGGACAGTTTATGGCACACAAGCAGTTGATAATGTAACTATTTATAAAGATACAACACAGTCAGAGCGTTTAGAAGTGACTGGCGTTTTAAGAGATATCAATGATATTTATTACAACTATATTACTGATACTCGTCTTAATGTTGAGGATGGACACTTTCTTGTAGGCAATGGAACAACATTTGTTGCTGAAAAAGATGATACTGTTCGAACTTCAATGGGTTTAGGAACAGGTAATAGTCCTACATTTACAAACTTAACATTAACAGGTGGAGAATTAACAGCTTCTCATTTTGTATCCAACACAGGAAATCCTGTAAATCCGATAATATTAAGTTCACCTTTATCTGGAACAGTTTCTTTAACAGCCAACTCTATTGCTTTAGACACAAGTGTATCATCAAATACATTAACAACAACTGGAAATGCCGAAATAGGTAGTGCTCTTACTGTAGTTGGACAACTTAATGCAAATGGAGACATTGTTGTTGCTAATACTAAAAATATTTCAGGTGCTAAATCAATCTCAGCACAATTTGTTACAGCGTCTGTTGCATTAAGTGCAAGTTATATTCAGTTAAGAGAATTTTCAGATCAAACAACTTTTGAAAATGCGTACCCGACAAATAACTCTCTTTACACTTATGATAATGCACTTTACTTTGACGGTTCTGCGATTGCTGGCGAAGGAGTTATAGGCGGGCAGCCAAAAGAAAACGTTTTGTTTTACGGTGGTAATTTAACTTCAGATACAGCAACTTCTGGTGATCATTCCCCAACAGTTTTTTATATGAGAATGGGTGTTTCAGGTAGTCATCAAAGTGCAATTACAGACGCAGCAGGAAGAAATTCTGCATATCAAATACTAACAGGATCTTTTGCAGAACTAACAGGCTCACGGGTCGATATTAATGGTGGTACAATTGATGTAGAATTTGGTAAATTTGATGTACTATCAGGATCAGACGTTGATATTAATGCAGGTACAATTGATGGAACAATAATTGGTGACATTAACCCTGCTAAAGGTAAATTTACTATACTATCAGGATCAGACGTTGATATTGATGCAGGTACAATTGATGGAACAATAATTGGTGACCATACTCCTGCTAAAGGTACATTTACTATATTATCAGGATCAGACGTTGATATTAATGCAGGCACAATTGATGGAACAACAATTGGTGACAGTAACCCTGCTAAAGGTAAATTTAGTGAACTTATTTCATCCAACGCTTCAATAACAGGTGGTACAATTGATGGAACAACAATTGGTGACAGTAACCCTGCTAAAGGTAAATTTACCGAAATAACAGGATCTGTTGAAATTGTTAGTGGTAGAATAAGTAATACTATAATTGATAATACAAACACAATTCAGATAAACACAGCTGACTATACAACAGGTATATTTACAGATTTAACAGCATCTAACTTTATAATGCCTAAGACTGGCGATCAAGGTTATGTTGATATTAATGTAAGTAATACTACACAAGACAGTCAAATTTCATACTCAGGCAATGCTAAACTAAGTATTGTTGCTACAGATCTTACAGCGTCTGACGCTCATATACAAGGTGGTTCTTTAACAGGTTCATTTGGTGTATTCTCAGTTCTAACAGGATCAGATGTTGATATTAATGGTGGAACAATTGATGTAGAATTTGGTAAATTTACTATACTATCAGGATCAGACGTTGATATTGATGCAGGTACAATTGATGGAACAATAATTGGTGATCATACTCCTGCACTAGGTATATTTACACAGCTGACAGGTTCCGATATTTATATAGGAAATGAATTAACAGCTAGCATTGGAGCGACAATTGACTTTAATAATAATTTAGTACAAAATATTGAAACAGTTGGTTTTGAACCTGATCAGAGAAATGACGCTGTTAACAGACAATATATTGATACTGTTGTTGGCATTAAAACAAAGGTAAGACTTGCTTCAAGCGACGCAGTTGATATAGCAACTGTTAGTGTTGGTGATGAAATTGACGGTGTAGGCGCCCTTGCTGTGCAAGACGGCGATCGAATTTTATTGACAAATCAAGTTAATCCTGTAGAAAACGGAATTTATGTACTTGACAGTAGTTCATCACCTATGCTCGGAAGGCCTTTTGATTATGTTGAGTTTGATCCTGCTGGTGGTTTTGTTGTTTTAGTTGAAGAAGGAACAGCAAACGGACAAAGTATATATTCTCTTAAGTCTGACGGTACCATCGGCAATGCCGCAATTACAGTAACAAAAATATCAAGTCAATATGGTGTATCATCTGAAGGCAAAGGTATTTCCAAAAACGTAAATATATTTAGTGTTGACTTACAAGAAGGTAATTGGGATAGTGATACTCCAGTTAATAGAGCTAATCTTGCTTTTGGAACAAGTGATAGACTTATTCTTTCTTCTTCAGTAAGAGTAGATGAATTAAAAGTTGTAGACTCAACAGGTCTAGCAGGCAAAGTTCAAATAAGTGGTAGCAATGACTCCTATATCGATAACGTTCAAATTGGTATGAATACTGAAGCTTCAGCCAAGTTTAGTAATATCAATTTAACAACAGGTGAAATGATACTAGAAGGTACTACTCAAATAACAGGTTCAGCCGGTGCAACATCAAAGATTATACTTTCTAGTGGTAGCTTCGATAGGTTAAATATTCCTAACGTTATTACTATGGAAAAGACTTCAACACCTGAAGAACTTATTACAATACATGGTTCGTTAAAAATGGACAATGGCATGCCTTCAGATAGATCGCAAAGACTCTACCTTGATGGTGGCGATCTATACTTTGAAAATCATAAAATAGGTTCTGGTGGAGGTGGATCTGGTGGAGGTGTTCCGACAATATTAAGTGACTTTACTTCTATATATGTTACAGGTTCACAAGCTGATGGTCATGGTGCATTTATTAGTGGTAGCATGATAGTTGAAGGTGACTTGCAGATAAGAGGAACAACAACGACGGTTTCTTCTTCAAATACAACACTTCAAGATTCAATTATCGGATTAGGAATAACAGGTTCACATAGTGGAAACGAAGAGTTTAATAACCTTGGAGATAGAGGTATAATATTTGCAAGAGGTGCAAACCAAACTGATGCACTTCCAGGTATGTGGTGGGATGGATCGCAGTTCCAGTTTGCTAAGTCAGTAACATCTCCGTCATCTGGTTCTTTCGGCGCTGTAACAGAGAGATCAACAGTTAAGACAGGTGACGTAAATGCATTAGAAGTTACTGCTACAGAAGTTACTGCCAGTGCTGGATTAAATATTGGTGGAACTACTGGCTTTGACTTCCCTATAACAGACGGTAAAGATGGACAAGTATTACAAACAGACGGTTCTGGAAATCTAGCATTTGCAGATGCTTCATCACATCAAAGTAAAAAAATAAACGAGTTTGAACAAATAAATATAACTAGCGACCCTGGAAGCTACGCCGCTCGAGCTTGGGGGATGGATTTTGCTAGACACATACATGATTTCAATGGTGTCAATCCTGATGTTATCTCAATTAACATGTCAGCTGCATCAACAAATTCATATATAAATGTAACCGATAGCAAGTTAACTGTCTTATTCAATAATTTAAGTAGCGATTTTTATGTTCCAGGAAAGGTTTTTTATGTTGGTGTAAAAGGTTTAGACTTTGTCGCGTTGCAATCTTCTAATACAAAAGTACTTTCGATAGGGTTTACTATTGACCCTGCCGATCCAAATTTTTCTAAATTTGCTACAGGTGGAACACTTTCATCAGGGTTTTATGATGGAATATATTCCAGTCTAATATATAGAGGCAGGCCATTTGAATCAGCTTCTATTTCAAGTTTTAACTTAATGGGTTCTAGGTGGCAATTTAATGCAGGTGATACAATCTCATCAAACGCAGCAGTAAACTATGCATTGTCTGATATTTTAGATAGAATACCTTCTGGCGCTACAACCTCAACTGTTACTTATTGTCATAAGTTTGAAGTAGTAGAAAACACTCAAAATCCAGCTAAGCTCGAGCTTGTTTCAAATTATGATAACATATACATGTATTTTGACGATGCAGACCGAATTATATAATTTAAAAATCAATAACACATAGGAAGAATAAATATGTATTTCAATCGACGAGAACTTTTAAAAGCAAAAAATGGAGCTTTGCTGCAATTTGTAGGTGAAGATAATGAAATAGGATCTGTTGCCTTTAATAACAACATGGCTTTGTCTGCTTCGTCACCTGTAACAATGTCACTAGCAGCTTCGTTTAACGTAGACGGCGCAGACGCGTATTTCGGAAGCAATCTAAACACGTCAGGAAGTTTAGCAGTTTCTGACTCTACAACTCTTTATAATACACTTTCAGTTTCGCAAACAACATCATTACTAGGATCTTTAAACGTTACGGGTGAGTCCATTTTTTCTACTGATACGACTGTTAGCGGAACACTCAAAGCTGAAAGTGATGTAGATCTTTCTTCTACAGGCGGCAACATAAAGGTTGGTAATGTAAATGCTTTGACAATTAATGCATCTGGTGAAGTTACTAAAATTGGTCAAGGTATTGCATCAGACGGACAGTTTTTGAAATGGGATAATAGCAATGGAAAAGTTGTTTGGGAAAATGTTCCTGATGCATATGAGACTTATAATGCAAAAACTACAGACTTTACAGCTGCGACAGGAAATTATTACAGTGTTGATACAACAACAGGACCTATAACAGCAACTCTTCCGTTAATTTCGAGTACTAGTGCTGGAGAAAAAGTTATTATCAAACTAAAAGCAGGTACTGACTTACTAAATATTTCTAGAGCAGGCACAAGTGACACGATAGAAGGAAGTAATAGCATAAATCTTACAGATTCAGCCATTCCTGGTCAAAGTGTAACTTTGATATCTGACGGGAATGGAACTTGGGAAATTAATTAAACGAGGTAGAAATGTCAACTAATATAAAAACAATAACAATCGATGAGAATGGCAATGCATTTGCTGAAAGTTTTAAAAACCCAGGAGTAGGAAGTCTTTTAGTTGCTGAAGGTGATGATTTAGTTTTGCAAGAAGACTTGAGCACTGGTGTTGGAATTTTAACAGTAGATTTGACCACAACAAACAGTACAGGAACTTTAACTATAAATTTACCAGATTCAGTCGGCAATAGAACTGATAAACATTTAGAATTAGATTCAAATAATGATATTACACTAAAGTCATAACATAATTAATATATATAAAACAAGAACAAAAGGATATGATTGATGGCAAACTTAGTACCAAAGGTTAATAACACAGGTTCTATCGGAACTGATGCTAAAAAATGGAGCAATGTTCATACGACAAATTTGTCGCTTGGAGCACAAAGTTCTCCATTGAGTTTAAACTCGCAAAGAATAACAGACCTTTCAGACCCAACAGCATTAACAGATGCAGCAACTAAAAGCTATGTTGACAATGCTATTCAAGGCCTGTCTGCCAAAGACTCTGTTAGGGCTTCAACAACTGAGGCAGGAACTCTTGCGACATCATTTGAAAATGGACAAGCTATCGACGGCGTAACACTTTCAACTGGTGACAGAATTCTTATTAAAGATCAGGCATCTGGCGAAGAAAACGGTATTTATACTGTTAATGCTTCAGGTGCACCAACAAGAGCCGGCGATTTTGATTCAGCAGAACAAATTGAAAAAGGTGCATATATCTTTGTTGAAGAAGGCACAGTAAATGCAAATTCAGGCTTTGTATTGACAACTGATGGGTCCATTACAGTAGATACTACAGCACTTTCTTTTACACAATTTAGCGGAGCTGGACAAATCACCGCTGGAAGTGGTATAACAAAATCTGGGAATTCAATTTCAGTTGATCCTCAGCAAATGAATACTACTAACAATGAATTTTCTGTTGCATCAAGTACTAATTTATTGACTCAAGTTGGTTCTCAAGATTTTGTTTCTAAGATTTCAATGGGGGACTTTGCAAACTTTTTAGTAGACAGCAACACTACTAACGGATTATCAAGTTCTTCTGGAAGAATGTCAATTGACATTTCAAGTCTAGCAGCTAAAAATACTCTTTCAGACGCAGATATTATTTTAATTGAAGATTCTGATGATTCAAGTGCACTAAAAAAAGTTACTAAATCAAATTTTGCTAGTAGTTTAGGCTCTACAATTAATGATCTTTCAGATGTTACAATTACTTCTGCTGCAAGCGGTGAATATCTTCGATATGACGGATCTGCGTGGATAGATGAATCGTTATCAATTTCTGATGATACATCACCTCAACTTGGTGGCTCTTTAGATGTTAATGGCCAAGACATAGTTTCACTATCAAATGGCAATATTACTCTTACTCCAGACGGCACAGGTGTAGTTAGGATTGATGGTTCTAACGGTATTGATATGCAAAGCGGAGAAGTTTCTGTTAAAAACAGCGGCGCAGTTTCAAATATTAAGCTTTATTGTGAAGTTGGGAATGCTCACTATACACAAGTTCAATCAGCAGCTCATGCCGATTACTCTGGAAATGTTACTTTAACTTTGCCTACATCATCTGGTACTTTAGTTAGTTCTGGAGATACTGGAACAGTTACAAACGCAATGCTTGCAGGCTCAATCGAAGCTAGCAAAATGAACAACTCAGTTTTTGCAGACCTTGAGACGCTTGGTGCACCGACAACTGATGGTGAGTTTATAGTAGCTACTGGAGCAGGCGCTTTTGCTTATGAGAGCGGCGTGACAGTTCGAACAAGTCTAGGCTTAGGCACTGGCGATAGTCCAGAATTTACTAGTCTAACACTTTCTGGACAAGCTGCACCTTTAGCAATGAATAGTCAACAAATTACTGGCCTTGCTGCTCCGACATCAGACACAGATGCAGCTACAAAAGCATATGTAGACGGAGTCGCACAAGGCCTTGATGTAAAAGACTCAGTTGTTGCTGCCACGACAGCATCTTTTACTACTACACAGGCAGGAACTGTAGATACGATTATACTTAATGATGGAGATGGCGGTTTTAGTACTGCTAACTCCTCACTTACTATTGATGGTGTTTCTCTATCACAAGGAGATAGAGTTTTAATTAAAGATGGCGTTGATGAAAACAACACAGGCGTTTCTCAGGCTAAAAACGGTATATATACAGTTGGACCTCTTGGCGGTGCACTTGCACTGTTAACTCGATCTTCTGATATGGATTCGAATTCAGGTGTAACAGCAGGATCATTCTGTTTTGTTGAGCAAGGAACAAATAACGCTGACGTCGGTTTTGTGATTACAACTGATGGTTCAATAACAATTGGTACAACAAGTATTACATTTTCGCAATTCTCTGGCGCAGGTTCAGTAACAGCAGGTGCTGCTTTAACAAAAACAGGAAATACTCTAGATGTTGCAGTTGATTCAAGCGGAGGTCTTGAAATTAATAACGATGAGCTTAGAGTTAAGGCAGCAGGTATTACAAGCGCTATGCTCGCAGGATCAATTGCTAACTCTAAGCTAAATACTTTAACAACAGCAAATAAAGTTGCACTTTCTTCTCTTGATTTGGATGGTGGTACAGATATTGGTGCTGATTTAGTAGATGCAGATCTTATTATTGTTGATGACGGTGCAGGAGGAACTAATCGTTCTTCAGCACTTTCAAGAATAAAGAAATACATTTTCTCTTCAGTAAGCGGTGACGCATCAGCAACTGATACAGGTGCATTTACAGTAGGTAGTAGTAGTGTTGCTCTTACTGATATCACTGCAGGCTCAGGCGCTGCTACCTTGGCAACCTCAGGGGACATTAATATTAATTCAACTTCTAACGGCGCCGATATTTATTTAAATGTAAAAAATGATGGTGGTGGTAATGTTCAAGGCATTAAGGTTCATGGTCAAGATGCAACACATGGCTACGGTTATGTTGAAATTCAAGGCACGCTTGGTGTAAGAAAGATAATTCCAGACTTTTCATCTAGCTTTTCTTCTCTAGGAACTGCTACAAACCCTTGGGGAGATTTATTTCTTGCAGATAACAAATATATAAAATTTGGTAACGATCAAGAAATATCCTTACAGCACGATCCTGATGATGGATTGATTTTAAGAATGACAGGTGCAGCCACTTACGATCCAAAATTTGTTTTATTAAGCGATAGTGATGCCACTATTGGTCCAATGCTCCAGCTCAGACAAGATAGCACAACACCGGCTGATAACGATAGGGTCGGAACTATTGAGTTTACTGGCGACGACAGTGTAGGAAACGTTACTTCATTTGGTCAAATAATGGGAATTTCAAAATCTGTAACGAGCGGAGCTGAAGTTGGTAAAGTTGTAATCGGTGCGTATCCATCACTTTCAAGCACGCTAGGACTATCTGTTGAAGGTGTTTCAGGATCTACTACAAAAGTTAAGGTTAATATTGATACACACAACGGATCAGACTCTGGTTTACATTTAGATGGAACTTTAGTAACAGCAACAGCAGATGAACTTAATCTTCTTGATGGTGCAACGTCAGCACAAGCAACAACTCTTGTTGATGCTGACAGAGTCATTGTTAATGATGCAGGTATAATGAAGCAAGTTGCTCTTTCTGATGTTAAAACTTATGTTAATGCCGGAAGCAGTAGCGCTGATTTCTCAAATGTTGGTGAAAACATTCTCCCTTCAGTTGCAAATACTTACTCGCTAGGTTCAGCAGCAGCAGAATGGAGTGACTTGTACATGGGTGATGGTTCTAGAATTTATCTTGGTAATGATCAAGATGTTTATTTTGAGCATGACCCAGACGCTGGTGTTATTTTAGACCTTGCAACAGATGCAGCTCTTACACCTACGTTTACTTTAAAAACTGCTTGGGGTACTAATGCAGCTTCAGGAGGTCAGATTGAATTCTTAAGTGAAACTTCTTCACCAGCTTCAAATGATATAATCGGAACAATTAAAGTTACTAGTAAAAACTCAGCAGCTGGCAATCACGATTATAGTTCTATTAGATCAAAAATAGAAAGTCCTACGAACAACTTAGAAGCGGGTGGTTTATATTTCTACGCATCAACTGGAGGATTCCCAGCAGGAAATGCAGCCACAGAATCTCTTAAAATACTTGGTGACGCCTCAGGAAACTCAATTGTTGATGTTTCACTTCACGACGGCGCAAGCTCAGGACTTAAACTTGGTGGAACTTTAGTAACAGCAACTGCAACAGAACTAAATATTCTTGATGGTGTAACAGCAACTACAACAGAACTTAATCTTCTTGATGGTGCAACATCAGCACAAGCAACAACTCTTGTTGATGCTGACAGAGTCATTGTTAATGATGCAGGCACAATGAAACAGGTTGCACTTTCTGACGTTAAAACTTATATTAATTCAGGTGGTGGCTCGGCTGATTTCTCAAATGTTGGTGAAAACATTCTCCCTTCGGCTGCAAACACTTATTCTCTAGGTTCAGCAGCAGCAGAGTGGAGTGACTTGTACATGGGTGACGGTTCTAGAATTTATCTTGGTAATGATCAAGATGTTTACTTTGAGCATGACCCAGATGACGGCGTTCAATTGCATATGGCATCAGAAGGATCAATTGAACCTACATTTAAAATTGTTCACAATAACGCGTCTTCTAATTTCCAAGGGCCGTCATTACAGCTAGTTAATCAAACGCTGGACGCATCTTCAGATATAATAGGTTCGCTAAGATACGTTGATGGCAGTAATACTGGTGCTGTAATATACGGTGCAGGCCAAGGTGGAGCTAGCGGAACAGGTACTAAATTGTACATGAGCGTTTGCCCATCAGGCGGAACTGCTCAATCAGCGCTATCAATAACTGGCGTAAGTAATACAGACGGAACAATTGTTCAAGTTCATGATCATAATGGGTCAACAACAGGTCTTAAGCTTGGAAATACACTCGTAACAGCATCCGGATCAGAACTTAATATTCTTGATGGTGTAACAGCAACTACAGCAGAACTAAATATTCTTGATGGTGTAACAGCAACTACAGCAGAACTTAATCTTCTTGATGGTGCAACATCAGCGCAAGCAACAACTCTTCAAAATACTGACAGAGTCATTGTTAACGATGCAGGTATAATGAAACAGGTTGCACTTTCTGACGTTAAAACTTATGTTGGTTCAGGTACATTTGAAGCTTCTGCTATTGAGCTTGGTGATATGTTATTAAATTACAGCGGCAGTTCAACTTCACAGTACTTGCGTTTGACAATGGCAGCAAACTCAAGCAACGGAGAGCCGATTTTCTTAATCGAGAATGATACAACTTCTTCATCTGGTGGCAAGCTTTCGTTCAGCGTTAAAGAAGCAAACTCAAACTTAGTAGGTGATGGAGATACATTAGGTACTATCGAGTGGAGAGAAACAGAGAGTAATGGCGGTACTTCTTTCTGGTGCTATCAACGAGGTAAAGTTTTAGATCATACAAACAATTATGGATCTTTAGAGTTCCAAGTAAGATCAGGAACCACTACACCTGCAACTGCAATTTCAATAGAAGGTTCAGCCGGAGGAACACTTGTTGATATAGAAGATCATGATGGTACTGATTCTGGTCTTAAACTTGGTGGAGCTTTAGTAACAGCAACAGCGTCAGAACTAAATATTTTAGATGGTGCAACAGTAGAAGCTTCAGAATTAAATGTACTAGATGTTTCTGCACAATCACCAGCTGATAGTGAAGTGTTAACATATACTGCTGCTAATGGATTGCACTGGGCAGCTGCTGGTGGTGGCGGTGCTTCTGCGCCAACAGTTACATCAGCTTCCCCAAGCTCAGCATATACTATTACAACACATAGTGGTATTGAAGAAATTTATCTTCTTACACCTTCGACAGCTATAACTGTTAATTTGCCAGGAGCAGCAACAGCAGGTTCAGGATACAAATATCAAGTTAAAAATCTTTCAGCAAACACAATAACGATTGATCCGAACGCATCAGAAACTATTGACGGCAGCGCAACTTTTGATCTTAGCTCACAATACTCTTCGGTGACTATTGTCTCTGATGGTTCAAATTGGTTTATTATCTAGAAAACTAGGCCTTTTATAAAATACTTTAAGGCCTATTTTTAATACGTTCTGTTTTGTAAATTTGTATTAAACAAACGGCATAATCTCTTTAAAATTAAATTATTTAAAGGAAGATTATGTTTAAAAGCCCGTTTGAAGAAAAAAAAGATCTAATTGTCGTTTCTGATATGTTTGTTCAACAATATGTTGGTGGCGCAGAAATGACTTTAGAGGCTTTTTTAAACTCTGTAAGTTCAAACTATAAAATTCATAAAATAAACTGCAGGGATCTTACTTTTGAAGTATTTACTCAAATATTAAATAAATTTAGTAATGCAAAGTGGCTATTTGGAAATATTGGTAATATTGACGCTAATATTCTAAATTCTGCAATTTTTCAAATTAAAGATTACGACATTATTGAGTGTGATTATAAATATTGCTCTTATAGATCTGAAGAGTTGCATAAAGAAAAAACAAGTAATGAATGTGACTGTGCAAACAACGAAAAATTGTATTACTTAATATCAAACTTCTATAGCAATGCAAAAAATTTGTTTTGGATGTCAAAAAAACAAATGCAAATAACAAACAAAAGACTAAGAATTGTAAATGTTAACCAGATTGTTCTAGGCTCGCTTTTTGATATAGAACATATAAACTATATAAAAAGTTTAACGGATAAAACAGACGTTAAAAGAAGTAGTAAATATATTGTATTAAAAAGTCCTTCTTGGGTTAAAGGTTATAACAATTCAATTGATTATTGTGTTGAAAACAAACTAGACTATGAAGAAGTCTGGAATTTAGACTATAAATCGCTGTTAAATAAGCTTAGATCCTCGAAAGGTTTAGTTTATCTACCTAACGGTAAAGACACTTGTCCTAGACTCGTTATCGAAGCAAAGCTTTTAGGTTGCGATTTAATTTTAAATGATAAAGTTCAACATAAAGATGATGATTGGTTTAAAAACGTAAATAGTATATACGATTATCAAGAAAAGCAACGTAAAATGATAAAGGAATTATTTTGAAACTAAGCTCATATACTACAGTTTATAATTGCATTGATAACAAATATCCATGGAAAGACTCTATAAATTCACTTTTAGGCTTTAGTGATGAAGTATGTGTTGTTGATGGCGGGAGCACAGACGGTACTTGGGAGTCTTTAATTGAATGGGCAAAAAACGAAGATAAACTAAAGATTGATCAATATAAAATTGACTGGAATAGACCTGACTTTGCTTATGAATCTGACGGTCGTCAAAAAACAAGAGCAAGAAAACTATGTTCAGGAGATATATGTTGGCAATCAGATGTCGATGAAATTATTGTTGAAAGTGATTATGAAAAAATTAAAAACTTGGCCAAAGCATTTTATGATTTTGATCTAGATTTAATAGCTTTACCTATTATAGAATACTGGGGAAATAAAGGAAAAGTTAGAATTGACGTGAATCCTTGGAAGTGGCGAATGAGTAAAAATAAAGATTATATTATCCATGGTATACCTGATACTCATTTAAGAACAAGAGAAGATGGATTTGAATACGCATTAAGCGGAACAGATAGTTGTGACTATATTAATTCAAAAAGTCATGAGTTAATCCCGTTTGGGTTTGTTTTTAATATTAAAGAAGTAAATCAAATAAGAGCAAAAGCACTAACAGGAAACAAAGAGTTTATTGATTTATATCAAAAAGTTATTCAAAACATAGTGGAAAATATACCTACTGTCAGACATTACTCATGGTATAATATTGAAAATAAAATACACAATTATAAAAAACACTGGTCTAAGTTTTGGTGTTCTTTATATAATAAACCAGTAGAAGATACTCCTGAAAACAATATGATGTTTGACAAAGCATGGTCGGAAGTTTCTGATAAAGAAATAAAAGAATTAGCTTTAAGACTTGAAAAAGAAATGGGAGGCTGGATATTTCATAAAAAAATTAATTGGGATAATAAAATATCGTGGATAAAATTATGAACAATAAGTTTGTTTTTTTAGTAACTTGTTTCAATGAAGAAAAAGGAATATTACAAACACTAAAGACATTCCATTCACAGTCTTATAATAACTGGAGAGTTGTTATAAGAAACGATATGTCAACAGATGATTCAATTACTTCTATAAACAATTTTAAAAGTGATCACCCAGAAATAAGTAGTAAAATTAATTTAATTAATAATAAAAGAAAATTTGGAGAAGTTGAAAATACTCTTGATTCTCTTAGAATGATAGAAGAAGATGAAATAGTTTGTAGAGTTGATGCTGGAGACTGGTTAATAGATAATGATATCTTATTTTTTTTAAACAAAGTATATACAGAACATAAAGACTTAGATGTGTTATGGACAAGTCATCGGTGGGGGTATACAACTAAAAACATATCAAATCATATGCCTTTAAATTGTGACGTGTACAAACATCCATGGGTATCAAGTCATATGAAAACTTTTAGACGATCTGCATTTTACGACATACCTGATTCTAATTTTAAAGATGACAGAGGAGAATATATTATGATTGCATGTGATCAAGCTATATTTTTACCTTTATTACATAAAACAAACACCAGAAATAGAAAGTATGCTTACTTACCAATATCAGCGTATCATTACAATATTAAAACAAATGATCCAAGTATATACCAAACTGAAAGAGCTTATAGACAAAGAGATTCAGCAATTAACTTAAGAAAAAGAGGTTATCTTGAAAATTAGATTTGATAATGTAAATTTTAATGCTAATAATGGTCCTAATGGCTTTGGCGTTAAACTTGCTAAAGAGTTTATTCGTCAAGGCCATAATATAGTACACGATAGACCTGATGTCCAAATTAGCTTTATCCAAAAAAAATTAGAATTTAATCCATGCGTACTTAGATTAGACGGTATTTATTTTAATACTAGACAAGACTGGAAAAGTCAGAATCAGCAAATTTCTAAATCATATTTTAGCTCACAGTCAATTATAGTTCAAAGCAAGTTTAATAAAAATTTAGTTTTTAATTATTTTGGTGAAAGAGAAAACGTATATATTATAAAAAATGGAACTGACTTAGAGGAAATAAATAAAATTCCTGCACTTGATCATGAAATTTTTAATAGATTTGAAAACATATGGATGAGCGCATCACACTGGCGACCTCATAAAAGATTAAATGAAAACATAGAATATTATTTAGAAAACAAAGGTAGTAAAGATTGTCTAATTTTATGCGGCAAAGGATTTGATGAAAATATTAAGCAAGAATACAGAAATTTGCTTAAAGAAAAGTCTATATTTTATTTAGGTGAACTTAATTGGCATCAATTAATATCGTGTATGAAAAAGTCAAAATATTTTTTGCACTTATCTTTTTTAGATCATTGTCCTAACGTAGTAGTTGATGCAAAAGCTGCAGGTTGTATTTGCATAGTAGCGTCTTCAGGGGGTACAAAAGAACTATGTAATAAAAATGATATTATTATTAAAGATTTAGATTGGGATTATACACCTTTAGATCTTTACACTCCTCCAAAACTTGATTTTACTTTATTTCAAGAAAAATATAATAACGCTGATTATTCAATTGAGTGTAGTTATAAAAACTATTACAAGGTATTAACTAAAACATTATGAAATATAAAAATTATGAAGAGTATATAAATTTTCAAAAAACAAAAACTACAGACCCGATTAGAAGAAAAAAGTGGCTTAATGAAGAATGGGATTTAAAGTTAAATGGTTTTAACAAGCAATTCCAAAAGTTAATAAATTTAAACTTGCTTGAGAAAAATCAAAATTGTCTTTGTTTAGGTGCTAGAACAGGCCAAGAAGTTCAATCTTTAATTGATTTAGATATGAAATCTATTGGAATTGATATTGTCCCTTGTGAGCCTTTAGTAATTAAAGGTGATATACACAATCTGGATTTTAAAGACAATGAATTTGATTTTATATACACAAACATACTTGATCATTCTTTATATCCAGAAAAAATGGCAAGTGAAGTATTTAGGACATTAAAGACAAATGGCATATTTTTTTTACAAATACAATTTGGTATTAATCAGGACGAATATACAGAATATGAAGTAAAAAATATTCATAATGTCATTGAGGTTTTTAAAAGCTTAAAGTGCATACATGCTAATTGGATATTTAAGAATCCAAAACAAATAACAGAACATGGAATGAATTTTGAATTTATTTTTAGAAAACAATAACGTACAATTATATAAGAAATTTATTGACAAAGAAAATAATTTAAAAGCAAAGCTTTATAGCAATAATAAAAGGCATATAAAATGAAATATATGAAGAACTACTTTCAAAAGTTTAGCATGATTAAAAAAATTATCGCTAAAGAAAACCCTGTTATTATAGAAATTGGAGCTCATTATGGTGAAGATACGTTAAGATTTAATGAAATATTTTTGGATCCTACTATATATTGTTTTGAGCCTGATCCTAGAAATATAAATATTTTTAAAAAATATGTCAAAAGTTCAAATGTAAAACTTTTTGAAGTTGCTCTTTCCAACAAAAAAGGAACGTCAAATTTTTATCAAAGCTACCAGACATTTAATGCTAAATCTGTTCCTAAAAAATATGACTGGATTTCTATCGAAGATTACAAACTAAACAAACTAAACAATTCAGGATCTTCTTCTTTGAAAAAAGGTTATAAACATATATTAGAAGAGAAAATTATTGTTAATACAGATACTTTTGATTCTTATTTTTGTGAAACAAAAACAATAGATTTTGTTTGGATTGATGTTCAAGGTGCAGAAAAAGAAGTTTTAGAAGGTATGTCTAATTCAATGACTAATATAAAATATATCTGGATAGAATATGGTGAAACAGATTACGAAGGCGGAATGAATAGATCTAACACAATAGAACTATTAAACGAGTACGGTTTTTGTTTAGTTTCAAATTTATCTGATACTTCTAGGCAAGGAGATTTATTATTCGTTAATAAGGACAAAATACAAAAATGATTATTAGTAATATAACTAACGGATTTGGAAACAATATATTTCAATGTGTGGCAGGGAAAATCTTGTCTGATTTTTATAATACACAACATTTTTTTTATTGTAGCGACCCAAATTATAATAACATTAATAATTTAGAAAAGTTAGGATTTAAATATTACAATAACAACATAGAACTCAGCAATTGTAATATTGTTAATGAAAGTCATTATTTAAAACTTTTTAATTATGAATATAAAGATATGAATATTTTTTTACATGGACATTTTGAAAACAAAGACTTTTACGAAAATAGCAAAGAAAAAATATTAAATTATTTTCCCTTGATTAAAAAAACAAACTTAAATGACCTTGTTTTTCATTTTAGAACTGGTGATAGACTTTTTTATAAAATCTCTTTTGACTCAAATCCAAGCCCAAATAGTATAAAAAACGCAATTGATACTTTTAATTTTGAAAAATTATATATAGTAACCGACATGTATGACTGGAAAACACAAACACCTGAGTCAATTGAAAAATTAAAATTTCATATAGAAGTTAATGATAACCAAAAAATATGTTCTAAAGATTCTGCCAGATATTTTAATGAATGTTATGATATGTTGCAAACATATGATCCAGTAATTATCAATGAAAATGTTTTAGACGATTTTAACTTTATTAGAAGTTTTGATAAAATACTATTTCAACATGGTACAATGTCATGGTGGGCAGCTTTTTTAAGCGACGCATCAAGAATAGGTGTTTATGAGCCGTGGAGAGAATGGAAAGGATCTTCTAATAAAAATCTAAGCAAGGTAAAATTTAAAACTTGGTTTACATGGAAGTAAAAATAATTTTAAATTAATCGTATATTGATTAAAATAAATTTGTCATTTTTTTAAAAAATTTATACAATATTGACATATTAGCATGAAAGTAAGAAATATGTCTGAAGATGAATTAAACAAAAAAACAAAAAATTATGTATCTTTTTCTGAAATAAAGCAATGGAAAGACTGTGGGTGGCGACATAAACTTCTTTACATAGATAAAGTTGGAACGTTTGAAGATTCGCCGCATCTTCATTATGGTACAATTGTACATGATGCAATTGAACAATTTCTAAAATCAGGAAATATTGACTTTAATTCTTTAAAAGAAAACATAGAAAAAACTTGGAACGAGTCAGGTTTTGATAGCAATGATTTTGTTTTGCTTCAAGAAAACAGAGCATCCTTACAAGGATGGAAATATAAACATAACAGCGTAAATGATTGGATTGAATGGTCTAATGCTTGTCTAGAAAGACTGCCTGAGTTTTTAAAAGAAAACTTTCCAGAATATTCTTTGTTTAACGCAGAAGAACAGTTATTCGAAGATATAGAGTTTAATGACAAAAAATTTAAAGGCTTTATAGACTGTGTCTTAAAGGT